TAAGGACATAAGTTTATCATTTACTCGGCATCCTGTTACAAATGACGTGACTGTGTTGAAAAATGAAGATGCAATAAAGAGATCAGTGATCAATTTATGCAGAACACGTATTAATGAGAGATTTTTTAATGACTTATTGGGTACATCAATTGAAGATTCGTTATTTGAGACGAATTTGAATGATATTTCATCATTTTTGGAGAGAGAAATTGAAGTTTTACTCAAAAACTTTGAACCAAGAATAAAATTGACAAATATTCTAATTGATTCTTTAGTTGATTCATACGAGTTACAGATAAGAATCGAGTATGAAATTACAGGATTACCTTTTCCAACACAAAATATCGAATTTTTACTACAACCGACTAGGATATAATGTCATTTTCACAGTTTACTAACCTAGATTTTAATACTTTAAGAGCTCAAATCAAAGATTACTTGAGGTCAAACTCAAATTTTTCTGATTTTGACTTTGAGGGATCTAACTTTTCAATATTAATTGACACTTTAGCATATAATTCTTATATTACTTCGTATAATACGAATATGGCTGTCAATGAATCATTCATTGATAGTGCAACTCTTCGTGAAAATGTCGTATCACTCGCAAGAAACATTGGATATGTACCAAGATCTACAAAATCTGCTATTGCAAAAATTAATTTTAATGTAAATGCACCAACTGGAGCAAATGTTGTCAAATTAAACAAAGGTTTAGTTGCTTTAGGGTCTGTTCAAGGTGGAAATTTTATATTTTCAATTCCAGATGACATTACAATAACTCCAGATAGTCGTGGAATTGCAAGATTTAGAGATATTTCAATTCACGAGGGTAGTTATTTGACAAAAACCTTTGTTGTAGATAGTTCACAGACTAATCAAAGGTATATTTTACCAAACGCAAACATAGATACGTCTTCAATCCGTGTTGAAGTTGAAGAAAATGGGTCAACTCAAGTATATAATGCCTATACAAACATATTTGATGTAAATGCTGAGTCAAGATTGTTCCTTTTTCAAGAAGTTGATGATGAAAGATACCAAATTATGTTTGGTGATAATATTTTAGGAAGAAAACCAGCAAATGGAGCTACAATAAGAGTCAGTTATATTGTTACAAATGGTATAGATGGTAATAATGCTGCTAATTTTAACTTCTCTGGAAGGTTAACTTACATTTCAAGTGGCACAGACAAGGAGATTACCACTGGTATATCGCTTATAACGACCACACAGAAGTCTGAAAATGGGGATGCAATAGAATCTGTAGATAACATTAAATACCTTGCTCCAAGGGTCTATGCATCGCAGTATAGAGCAGTTACACCCAACGATTATAAGAGTTTAATACCATTCTTATACCCAAACATAGACTCAGTAAGTGCATATGGAGGTGAAGAACTCGATCCACCAGAATTTGGAAAGGTTTACATCACAGTTAAACCTAAAAACGGTGAAGTTTTGTCTGATGTCGTTAAAGACTCAATAAAAAATGACTTAAAGAAGTATACAGTAGCTGGCATTAAGCAAGAATTTTTAGATTTAAAGTATTTGTATGTTGAATTTAACTCAACAGTATCATTTGATACAGGATTTGTCTCTGATAAGTTAAATCTACAATCTCGAATATTGTCTGCAATTGAAACTTATGCAAAATCATCAGATATTAACTCTTTTGGTGGAAGATTGAAGTATAGTAAGTTACTTTCTCAAATTGACCGAGTTGATAGCGGTATAACATCAAATATTACCACTTTAATAATGAGAAGAGATTTAAAACCATTATATAATCAATTAGCAACTTATGAAATATGTTATGGAAATATATTTCACGCTGATTTAGAGGGATTTAACATTCGTTCTTCTGCATTTAAAATCGAAGGAGTTGATGGAAACGTATATTTAACTGATTTTCCCAATAATGACCAACTTACAGGAACTATTAGATTTTTTGTAATCGATGGTAATGTAATTACTTATATTAATAATAATGCAGGAATTGTAGACTATAAGAGGGGAGAAATAAACCTATTTCCCGTTAATATATCTTCTACATCTATAGATGGAAAGATTGAAATTGAAGTTACTCCAGAATCTAATGATATTGTGGCAAAAGAGAACATTTATATCGTGCTAGATACTAAGGGAAATAGCAAACTCAATTTATTAGAGGATGTTCTTGTTTCTGGTTCCAATATTTCTGGAACAAACTACATACCACCATCTAGTTTTATTAGTAACAAAAAGTATATAAGATAACAGATGTCAGATAAAAAAGTTAAAATCTCGAATATTCTTGGTAGCCAAATACCAGATTTCATACAGGCAGATAATCCACTTTTTATAGAATTTTTAACTCAATACTACGAATCAGAGGAACGTGAGTATGGATCAACTTATTTAAGTGATCATATACCATCATTAAAGAAAATTTCAACTGTAGCGGACATCTCTTTAGTTGAAAAACAAACAGTACCTGCACCAAACAGCACAAATCCAGAATCTCCTGTTATTTTAACATCTTTAACATATGCATACGACGATGTTATTAATGTAAATCAAACTACAGGTTTTCCTGACAAATATGGTCTCTTAAAAATTGACAATGAAATTATTACATACACTGGAAAAACTGCAACTTCATTTACTGGTTGTATTCGTGGATTTAGTGGAATATCTGCAATTGAAACAGCTGGTTCTCCTGAATTTTTAACTTTCAGTGATACAAATGCATCTTCACACGCTGCTAGTTCATTAGTTGTCAATTTAAGTTTCCTTTTTGTAACACAGTTTTATAAAAAATTTAAAAAACACTTTTTACCTGGTTTAGAGGGTAAAAGTTTTGCATATGGACTAAATGTAGAAAATATTTTATCAAGAGCGAGAGATTTTTATAGTTCAAAAGGAACAGATACATCTTTACAGATTTTGTTTCAAGTTTTGTATGGAGAACAGGTTGATGTAATTAAACCATTTAATCAAACTCTTCTACCTTCGGATGCAGAGTGGGATGTGACTGATGATATTATTGTGGAGAGTTTAAGTGGTAATCCTATAAACTTAATTGGACTCAAAATATATCAAGATTCATTTACAAGTCCAACTGCAAGTGGAGCTGTAGCAAATGTTCAAGAAATATATCTAAAAGATAAAAAATATCATAAAATATCTTTTTCAAAGGGAACAATAACAAATAAATTTAAAGTATCTACAAAAACAAAAGTAGTTGGTACAGCATCAACCACAGAAGTCACAAATGTTGATTCTACAATTGGATTTAATAAATCAGGTAACTTTTATTACTTAAATGCGGACAATAGATACACACTAGCAAGTTATACTTCAAAGTCAAACAATCAATTTTTCGGATGCACAGGCATTTCAACAACATTTGTTGAATCAGATCCGATTATTGATACTAATTTCATTTATGGGTATGAAAATAATGATTTAACAAAAATCTGCACAATGAGAGTGACTGGATCGATATCTGGAGTATCAGATGTTGCCAATACCAAGTATTTTGATATTGATGATAAGATAAGAGTCAAACATTTAGGTAAGAAAACGAATATTAATGATGTAAAATTCAATACTTGGTTTTACAATAACTTATCTTATGTTGATGTTCTTAACCATGACGGAAGTGAATCTTTTACAACTAGGGTTGATCATTTTTTAAAGAAAGGTGACAGAATTGATGTCATATTAAAATCAAGTGGTGAAGTAAAAGCTGCGAATGTAGAAGTTAAAGATGCAAATGAACCAGATAAGTTTAGTATAGAGGTTACAAGTAAACCAAACATTGTTGGTGACTATGCAATAAGAAAAATAGTTACTTCTATTGATAGTCGATTTGGAATTACCTCTTTGATGGGTAATATTCAAAATAGTTTTGTAGATAGCGATGGTAATACTTATGTTTCTTTTTCTGGTTATCCTTCATTTGAAACTGATACTACAAATCGTTCAAAAACATTTAATTCAGCAGTTGGTGTTAGCACTAATGCACATACTATCACTGTAGGTGGACATAACTTTGCAAATGGAGAACAAATTTATCTAGAGTTGGGTAAAGATGCTAATTCTGGATCTGGATTAGTCGGTATTTCTACTGGATACTACTTTGTTAATGTAGTTGACTCCAATACGATTAAGCTAGCTTCAACACAAGCAAATTTATTCAACAAGTCATTAGAACAACCTCGTTTTATTGGAGTGAACACCTCTTTATTCCAAAATGTCATTCATACCATAACTCCTGCCGATTTATATAAAAGAGTAAAATTAAGAAATCAAGATAATTTTAAAAGAATATACAAAAATCCAGTAATATCAACTGGTAATCAAAAACTATTCGGATCTATTGGTGTGTCTTTGAATGGAATTGAATATCAATCTCCAATTTCAAAAGATTATATTAGTTACGGTCAGTTAGATGAAATTGAAGTTTTAAACTCTGGAGAAAACTATGATATTGTAAATCCACCGACTTTATCAATTACAGACATTTCTGGAAGTGGATGTGATGCATATGGTAATTTTTCTGGAAACATATCAGAGATAATAGTAAACAACAGAGGATTTGACTATGTAAAAACACCATCAGTAACAATATCTGGAGGAAATGGATTTGGTGCAGTTTGTGAGGCAAAAATGAGGGGATTTACTCATAAAGCATCATTTACCGATTTTGATGTTAGCTTAGCAACAGATACATTTAATGGTGAACATAAATTTTTAAATGGAGAAGAAGTAACATATACTGCAACAGGAACTCCAATTGGTATTGGTGTAACAAATGTTGGATTTACAACAAACAGGCTACTAAGTGGTAGCACTTACTTTGTTTCAAAAAGGTCAAATACCTCCTTCGCATTGAATATAAACAAAAATGATGCTATTGCAGGAATTAATACAATATATTTTATTCAAAATGGTGATGGAACACATACATTTAAATCTAAAAGAATTAGACAGGTAATTGATAGAATAGTGGTCACTAATTCTGGATCTTCTTATTCAAATAGAAAAGTACAAATTATTTCCCAACAATACCCTCCTACAGATAAAAAAGATATATTTAAAACAATTGTTGGTGTAAACACTTTTAATGATTACATATATGCTAAAGATCATAATTTTAAAAATGGGGACAATGTAGAATACGTTTGTACTGGAACTGTTATTTCTGGATTATCTACATCTAAAGTTTACAAAGTTACAATTGTAGATGATAATAAATTTAAGTTAAGTGATGCTGGAACATTATCTTCTATATTAAGCACTAATTATGATAGAAAAATTTATGAAAGTTTGAATAGTGTTGGAGTAGGAACTCACACATTTAAATATCCAGATATTAGGGTCAATATTAGTAATGATGTGGCAATAGGGCTAACATCTACCATACCTGAATATTATAAGGGATCTGCAGATCCTATTGTTAGAGGTAAACTCGAAAATATATTCTTAAAAAGTGGTGGAGTTGGTTACGGAGTAACAAATATAATCAATTATGTCAGACAACCAAGTATGTCTTTCTTAAATGGAAAGAATGCAATTCTAAATCCAATAATTGTGGGTGGGAAAATTGTTAATGTTGTAATTTCAAATGAAGGATCTGATTATACTACTCCTCCAGATCTCGAAGTTGTGGGAGTGGGAACAGTAACAGGGTCTTTTGCTAAATTAAAAGCAATAGTATCTGATGGTAAAATTACTAGTGTTCAAGTTATTGAAGAAGGATCTGGATATATTCCAAGCAAAACACTTATAAAAATCAATCCTGTTGGAAAAGATGCTTTAATTTCAGCAAAAATTTATAAATGGGAAATAAACTCTGTAGAAAGGTACAAAACCTCACTAACAAATAATAATCAACTATTACAGATAAATTCTGAATTAGCAGTCAAAGGTAATAAAATTTGTTCTTTTTATCCACCAACAAAATACAGAGAGTTAGTAAATGATACTAACAATACAACTGGGCATTCAAAAATAGTTGGATGGGCTTATGACGGTAATCCAATTTACGGATCAATTACAAATAGCATAGTTGGAACAGGATTTACTTTTGCAGAATCTAGTTATT